AGCCGGGGTCGTATGAAGTTCGTCACAGCCGCTACGCCAACATGGCCAAGATGGGTATTGTCCCCGAGGAACGCACGATGAATATTCCATCGTTCAGAGAGTATCTCCATGAAAGTCAAACGACAATTGCCGAAGGGTGGTTGTCGAACATTTTTGCGTGGGTGCGAAAACGCATCGCTTGGCTCTTCAACAAACTGAAGTTTGGAGGGTCGATATCGATTCGTATCCCAACGAGTCCGATTGTGGAAGGAAAAGGCGGCGGGCAAAAAGCGTTGGTTGGTTACTATGCGGAAGCCGTGACCGCTAGAGTACTCGCCGAACATATTAAGAGTGCAAATGGCCGACTGACAGCCGGGTCAATGCCTGACATCTTCGCCAGAAGTGGACAGGCGCGCCTCCGCGATCCACGGCTCGCTGGTGCGGCTGCGGAGATTGCCCGGGCAGACGCCGGTGGCGCCGCGCTCGGTGCGCAGATATGGAATGACATCCGTATCGAGAGTGAAGATTTTGGACTTCTAACATTTGACATCGCGCTGACCGGGGAATCCGCAAAGGGTGTGAGCAAGTCGGATATCGTTCTGACGGTCACCAAGGATTCCGAAAGCACGGTAATCGACCGCATTGCGGCCTCTCTCAAAGTTTATAAGACCCCACAAATCAATTTAGCGAACACGAGCTTCATCAGTCTAATTAGAATATTGTTCTACGGCGCAAACCATCCCAAATCCAAAACCGAGGATTTCGTCGCCGAATTTGTCAAGAAGTATGGGGCACGAGCAGACATCGAAATGCTACTCCATCATCAACAGACAATCGGCCGCGAGATAGGGTTGGGGAAGACGAAAGAACAGGCGCGTAAGGTTGCTAAACTCACACACCCCGAAGTAATTGACATCATCGTGCGTATCTTCAACGCCAACTATAAAGGTCGCGACAAGAAACGCATCAACGCACGTTTCCTTTCGCTATTGGGATGGGAGGGAGATGATGAGTTCTACGCCGCTATCGGTAAGGGTGATAAACAGAGAGTGATGTCCTCTCGTAAAAGTAAGGCGCTCAAGGGGATGCTGGCAAAACTGCGCACCAGCTTCGTGATTGACATCAAACGAAACAGTAACACCAGTAATGCTTTAGTAACCTTGTCCACAAACCGTGGAGTGGTCATCATAACGGGCACAATGACGTTCGCTGACTCTGGAGGCAAGTCCGCGCCAGGCAAGACGAACCTGTTCGTCAACCTTTCCAAAATGTTCTAAGACGGGAAAAGAGAATCTTTGCTTACAGCAGTACAGCGCGATGTCGCAACGGCGCTGTAAGTAGGGTCGATGTCAAAACCCACAAAGGAACGCCCGCTCTGTAGGGCTGCGACACCCGTCGTGCCACTTCCGCAAAACGGATCGAGGACTGTTGTTCCAACAGGTGAGTAGATGTCAATGAGATATGACATTAAGCTAATCGGTTTGACTGTGGGGTGTTGATTGTTCGGGCCCTTTTCTTTACGGGTCGCCCGCGGCGCGTAAAAATACTTTTGATGTTCAGTCTGGACCTCTCCGATAATGTTTGAGGGGTATCGCCCATTCGGGTTTGCGTCCACTGTACCAAATTCTTTTTGTGTTCCTGTCGTCTTACCCGCAGCACCAAATGTGCGGCGACTTGCGCCATTCGCGACCCATCCGGTTGGGGGCTTTTTGTCCCACGGAATACGGGTCGAGACGGTGTTGATTGAACCACAGCCCCATACCTCAAAATTATGCGCAACCGTACCGTCAAGAGGTTTCTGCGCGACAACGATTGGTTCGTGCGCGGGTTTTAAGAGATTGTATTTCGGCATCTTCGTCGTGGTCATCCACATGATCTGGTCCTTAACCAGAAACCCCGCATCCTCGATATTGACAGCTAATCGATGATACAGTTGTGGAGAACAAAACGCCAAACAGAACGCACCGGGACGAAGTGTGCGATAGACTTCTTGCCACAGTTCGACGGGCGGCACAGTTCGATCCCACGCGGCCATCTTCATGCCGTATGGTGGATCAGTAATACATGCGTGAAAGGTTTGTGTGGGGTATTCGTTGAGGAGCAGGCGACTATCACCTGTGGTAATCGTGAACATATTTAATAACCAAATAAAACGCCCCAACGATGTTCTGTTGGGGCGTCGGAACGTTGACGTGTCTTAGTCTCCGTCGATGACACTCGCGAAGAACTTCTTCACGTCATCTTCTTCATCCTCTACATCATCCTCAACAACCTCCTTTGGTTTAGGCGCCGCTACGGATTTTGTTTGCCGGGGTTTGGTTGCCTTCGGAGTTGGCGCGGGAGTTGGAATAGGGAGTTTAGATTCGCGTTCGACAACCTCCCCCGCCGTGAGCTTATCTTCCTCATCCCCGCCGAGCGCCCGTTGGAATCTTTTGACAAGTTCTTCGAAGTCTTTGAACTGATCCTCCTTAATGAATTCCGACAGTGAAAACTCCGCCTCCCAAATAGTTTCCTTCTGCGCATCGTCCCCCGCAAAGAGTTCGGACGGTTCTGTAAATTCAGCCTTATCGTAATTCTGATAACCCGCAACCTTCTGGGCTTTCAACTTGAAATCACAACCTTCCCACAAATCAAACGGATTCGCAGGCTGCTGATCTGGGAACTGTGGTTCTAACAGTTCCATCACCTTGTCATGGATTTTCTTTCCATATTTATACAAGAACGTCTTGCCATTGTTCTCTGGATTCGCAGGGTCTTCGATAATCAGAATGTTGCTGATATACGTCAGCTTACGCTTTCGCGATCTCGCCACTTCCTTGTCGCGTTCCACTCCAGAGTTCCAGAGTCGGTTGTTCTCTTTGCAGACCGGGCACGGTCGGCCGTCGAGTGTCGTCGGGCAGTTCTCGATGAACCACGAACCGGCCGGTCCCTGAAAGCCGTGTGACCACAGCTTCGCCCACGGAATGTCTTCGTCTTTCGGCGCCGGGAGGAATCGCAACTTGGCGTAGCCGATGCCCGTCTTGGGATCGACATTCAATTTCCAGAAGCGTTCGTCAGCACCCCGTCGATTCGGCGAGGTGTTCTTCTTCACTTCATCGGCGAGTTTGGAGAGGAGGGATTTGCGGGAATTACGTAACGATGTAAAATTGGTCGCCATAGTATTGGCACTCCTTGTATGGTCGTACGGTGGATTAAAGTATTATGCGTATCTAATAACAAACGTAAGTATAGCACATATATTTAGATTAAGCAAACAACTGTGGTTCCTCCTGACGGGGCGCTAGTGATAGCCCCCGATATGATGCCCAAAACATTTTGGACAGCTTGTGTGTGTATTGCCGCCACGCGGGTCGTTGCCAGTTAAGCAGTTGATCAGCTTTCCGTAAGCGAGTCAACCACGGGCGCACGCCGAAGGCGCTACCTGCTGGTTCGCGCTGTTCCCAATATTGCGACCAATGATATCCGTGCGCACGCTGTGGAATGAGTAACAGCACACACGCCAGGTCAACCATGAGTTCTCGACTAATGATCCCTTCAATACAAGTCGGCAGTGATGCGCGTTGTTCATCGAGAAACGCTCCGTAGAGCCACTCGTCTACGTGTGCTGGCACGAGCTTTTTTCGTAACGCATATAGTTCATTGCCGAGTGTTGATGTGCCATTCTCTGCGCGGGACGCAAACGCCATACCATCCTGTAAAATATTCGGCGCCACAACATCCGCAATATAGGCCTTCGGTTTGAAGAAGTAGGTCAACAGTAGCGCCGCGTGGATTTGCGTATCCGACAACTTTGTCGACAACCGATAATAAAACTGGCGATCACGTTGCTTAATAAGCGGAGGCGTCGTGACACGGCCCTTGTATTTGATGAAGTCATATCCTTCCGTGGAGAAATAGAGGCGATACGATTTCGCGTACATGAAGACCTGTTCTGGCGTCATCGTACGCTCAATCAGAGAGGTAGCTGGTTGAATTTGGGGATGAAGTGCAGTCGTTGGGCATCATTGGCGAGTTCGCCACGAATCTTATCACCCAGAGTACCGGCAATGAGTTCCGGTTCGATATTCTTCTCTGCGCAATAGTAGATTACGGCATCCAGATAGGACATCCGCTTCACGACGACCAAGCGTTCGATTATTTGTGCAAGTGTTTCCGCATCTGTGTCCTGCGGAAGTGTGGGCGTCGCCATATTATTATCTTGTGATTAAAAGGTGCTGGTTTCTGTTGCCAGGAGAGCCAGCGTCCCCGATAGACTATTCCTAGGCTATCAAGTGTGCAACCGTATTAGGCTGCGAGTGCGAACTGGTTATCAGTTCTTGTTTGTCTCTATTTTACGACAGTGACTTGTCGACAGCCTCCCCGCGCACATACAGTTTCCGTCGAATCTATTTCGCCCCCATGAGTTTAATGGTGGAGGCGGCCGGTACTGCCCCGGCGTCCGAAGACCATGGTCCGCGCTTCAACGACTATGGTTATAATTATATCACACGCATTGTCAGAAATCAAAACAATTTTTCGGGAGCCGGTCAACAACGCTTGACAATGTGCCATTTGCCTCATCACGTTCGGAGAGGCGCGGTTCTTCCAGACCCCAGTCGATGTTAAGATCGGGGTCGTTCCAGGCAATGCCAATTTCGTCTAAAGCATTATAATGTGTCGTGCATTTGTATTCAACTTCAGCTTCGTCACTCAGTACGCTGAATCCGTGGGCAAATCCTGCGGGCACATAGACTTGTTGATAGGAGTCTGCCGAGAGGTCAACTGAT